CGGCTTCGATGACGCCGCCGACAGTATAGAGGGAACCGTTGCGCTCAAACTCAATGAGTGGAAAGAGAAACTGAGTGGTACGAACTAATGCACACCCGCATCAGAATAATTCTCTACGCTACTCCTTTCGCGTTCTTGATTGGGTTGCTGCTTCAGATTTTATAAAGCCGGATCGGGGCTCGGGAGTAAACGTCTCTATCGCACGCAATCTGCATCGCGGCCCTGATTTTCCTCTCCATGCTCCAGTCTGACGGAACGCGGTCTAGGGCATCCAATGCAGAGAGTGCGGGGTAACGACCTGAGCCAATTGCAAAGTGCGGTTCGTTGATCGGGAAGGCGCAGGCCCCCTCGCCCGTTACTATATCCCAGACCTCGCCGGACTTAAACACAAGAACCGCCTCAATATCGCACTCGATCTTTTTCAATTCCGATACTAGGGGGATATCAGCGGGAGATTGAATCGGATGCAAAAGCCTTCGCAATTCGCGGTCGTCTCCGTCACCGCATGACCCGTACAGGTGACCGTGCTCTAACCTAAACACCTTCTCGATAGAGCCAACGTATTTATTGTCCTCGTCGGTAATTGCACTGTCAGAGGCGATATACCCGCCCTTGACGAGAATCGTAGTCACGAGGCCAGTTCTCCGGCAATCGCGGCATAGCCGACCATATCGACATGATCGTCGGGGTTGTGCGCGCCGAGCTGCGTTCTGGAAAGTTTCAGCAGCACCATCATCTGCGCCACGTCCACTTCGTTAAGCGGGACCGCAGGATCTCGCCGGATTGAAAGATAGGCGTTCCACATGGCTGCAATGTTCTGATGGTTTTTCCGCTTGTCGCCGTGCGTATTGGCGCGGTCCCCCTGCACAAGTTCAGACGCGCTCTTAATAAGATGGTCTGCGGGGGCCATCAGGTAATCTCCAAAGTTTCAGGATCGACAAAGAATGTGGGCTTGCCAGCGGCGCGGAATATCTCGCGCTCTTCTGCAATCCCTTGTGACTCGTCCCAACCTTCCATGCGAGCCACTAACAAGGCTCCGCAGGCGTCCATGAACGGGCGGTCGTAGTTCATCCAGAACTTGTGATCGACGGGGCTGATACCGCCCTGCACCGCAAGCACATGGGAATAAACAACGGGGCAGTAAACGCGAACTTCCTGCTTTGCCAATCGTGCTGCGATTTTTGCAGCGTCGAGGAAAGCAGCATACAGACCGCGTTTATATTTTGTGTAGGGAGAAGCGAGATAGATAAGGCCGTACTTGGTAAGCTGCTCGATCCTGTCAGAGTGAACGAGCGTTTCTTCTGAGTTGTGCGATTGCATCTGTAAGCAACATCTCCTGCCCATCGACAACGACAATTTTGTTGCGGCGAGTGTTCCGCCCCTGCTCGCGCCTCGTAGCCCATCTGCAATTTGATGGTTCGTAATTTCCGTTGACGTTAATTCGCTCTATAGAGCCGCCAACAGGAATCTCTCCCATATCCGCGAGGAAGTTCTCAAAGCTACCTTGCCAACGGTCGCAGACTTTGATGCCGCGCCCGCCGTAATTAGCCCACGTAACCTTGTCGTTCCGATTTGTACACCGCCGCCTCATTCTCACCCAAGTATGGTAAGTTCTGGTGCGGGACATTCGGTGTGTCGTCGTGCGGTCTTTATGCAAACACCCGCAGCTCTGCGTGTGACCGCCTGAAAGCCTGTTCGACGGTACAATGCATTCTGCGCCGCAATCGCAGGCGCATTTCCATCTGGCGTTATAGTCCTTATTAATGCCGTGGACGCGCTCCAAGACGGTAAGGCGGCCAAACCGCATACCTAAGAGCTTTGATGCGTTGTTCTGAGATGAGAACTCACGCTTATAGCATCCGCAGCTTTTTGAATGGCCGCTCTTTAAATGGCCGCCAGCAACAATAGTTTCAGTCCCGCACTTGCAGCGGCACTTCCATTTGCTATCGCCCTCAAAGGCGAGAACAGTCCAATACCCGTATTGCTTGCCCGTTATGTCCTTGCGCGGGCCACGCATGCGCTTTAGCTTCGCGGCAGCCATACTAACCTCCTTGCAGGTTGGCTGGTCAGAGGCGGCGTCACCGTTACAGCGGTACGCTGCCTCGCTTATACTCTTATCACTTCTCCGCGAAATTCAACAGTGTTTTGGTCGCGAACTGACACTAATTCAGGGCGCAACAACGCTCCGTTTCGGAACGTCAGAACGGCGAACCCTGCCCGCCAATCGCGCGGGTTATCTTCTGCATAGACAAATGCCTTGGAGTGAATGTCAGCCAAGCAACCAGTATCAACCCCGTACCGGGTGCCCCGGTAATCAGTGACGCCAAAAACATTTTGGCTGTGTAGGTGATTTGTGACGATGCTAAGCCCTGCGTTCAGCGTATTCGCGCGGACTGCGTTCATGCCGCCACGGTAACGGTGCTTAACGACTACATCGTTGATCCAGACGGACCAGCAAGGCTGCCAGCGATCTGAGAAGTGATCTTTTAGGCTCGTGCCGCGAACACCAGCATATTCAGGAGCGGTTTGAACTAGTCTCGCTTCAAACCGCGCATCGTGGTTGCCGAGCGTCCAATAGAGCGTGCACTTAGTCCCTGCCGCTTGCAGGATTTCGTGCATACGGGCTTGGCAGGTTTCTAGTTCATCAAGAACAGTAGGGTTCTGATCCCAATTTACCGAAGGATGCCGGGATACGGAAGCGCCGTCGAAAACGTCTCCGTTCACAACGACAACCTTGGGCTTTAGCTTCTTGATGAATTTAACAAAGGCTCTATGGCCCGTGGAGGGATGTCCCGGCCAGTAATGAGCATCGCCGCCGATGATAACGATGCCGTCCTTTAGAGACGTTTCTAATCTGCCAGGAAATACGGATTGATGGGAGCGGCTTTCGCCAGAGGACGTTCTGAGTTTACGCCCTAATCGCCGCTCAAGTCTAACGCGCCTTGCGTGGACGCCGCGCTCGTTAATTCCAAGTATTCTAGCGGTCTTTGCGGGGCCTTGCTCGTTTAGGAGCCTGATAAAATCGTTATCGGAACATTTGGGTTCTGGTCTTCCGATCTTACCCAATCCGTCACCTATGAGCTGTTGCGGGGTAGTTCAGATATTCTTCGGCTTCATTGCCTGCATCACCAACTCGTAGTTTTCCCAACTTAATTGCAGACGAGCGCACCATTTGTCTTCCTTAAAGATCAACCCCCCACACAAGTTTTCCGGGATTAATGAGGATAACCATATTGGTGCCGGGAAGATTCGGAACGCCTTCGATGAAGCTATGCTTCTTCACAACCGCCAGAAAGATTGCGGTGTTCGTTTCGTCCAATTCGCGAGTCGGGAATCCTTGGGACGTGATGTTCTGGATTAGCTGCAAGCCATCCGACTTTGAACGAGAACACCATTGCGCGGCGTCGTCTGCCTTTGACTCAACGAGAAGTAAGCCGCTGACGATTGCCAGCAGCGCAATGAAGCGCGTCATGGGATTTCCTAAAGTTAGCGCGGGGCTGCGCCGAGGAACGGAAGGTATTTGGCGATCATTGCGCCAACGGTGCCCGCAATGGTCATGAGAAAGCCGCCGATGGTGACTAACGTCTTCCAGCCAATTTTTGCTTTCAGGAAGTCAACCTCTAGGGCACCTGTGCGCTTGTCGAGCTCTTCGAGACGGCTGTTTGCCGCATCCATCTTTTCTTCAAGCCGCTTGAAGCTCTGCTCCACAATTGTTTCCAGTCTCGCAAAGCGTTCGCCGGTAGTTGGGGCGGTCATTTCTTCGCCGCCAAACTAGTAACAAGACCCATGCCGACCTTGCCCGCCGCATAGATGCCGAAGAACGAAAGAAGGATTGCCCCTTCCCATTCGTTAAACGGCGCGGGGAACGCCTCGACATTCCAGTCTGCAATTTCCCAAGATGTTCCGGTTGTCAGCGTATCGTAAGCGACTAGCCAGAGATGCAAAACAAACGGAACGGCAATCAGAAAAGTAATGAGCCGCATTTCCCAGAAGCCCGCCGTCGCAAGCCTGACTTGCAGCATGGCGTCCAGTTTCGCCTTGGCCCATTCCGCTTCCATGCGGAGTTTCGCGTCTTCCGAGTCTTTGTAGCGAAGCCAAATATCCTTCAGGACATTCAGCCCGCCGCCAGTAAACCAACTAAGCGCCCAAGCGCCGAGCTTCGCGAAGACGCCAAACATTATTGAACGGGCCCCACGGGGTACTGCATCTTGTCCCGCTTGTTTTTGCGATACCATGCAAAGCCAACCGCAACGGCGGCAATGACCACAAGCGCGACAGCGGCAAGCGAGTACGGATTATTAGCTCCGTTGATCGCAGAGGCGGCGAAGGTTGCGACCGTCGCCTGGATCGAGCCGTTCGACCACCACGGCTCAGGCGGCGTAGCAGCGATGGGTGCATCTGGGATCGTCTCGACCGGAGGCGGGGCTTTCTGCGGAGCCACGAAAGCATCCGTGCCGAGCGCCTTCTTCGCACGGGCAAGACAGGCAGCACGATCCGAAAGGCCGTTGTAGCCGCCGTTAATGCGCCGCGTGATTTCGTTCAGATCGTCGCGGTCGGCCCATCCGTTCAATCCTTTATGCTTCCAATACTCGCAGGCAACGCGAACGGAGATTTCAGGGTCGGCGGCAAGTTCCGGGTTGTTCTCCAGATCCAAGCCGAGCAGTGAGCCATAGGCGCGATAATTAGCCCTGCCGGTTAGCTGGAAGATGCCACGGCCTTTGTATCGTACTCCGTCGCCAGCATAGACGTTGCCCAAGTCCTTCCGGCCTTCATAGGCAGCACCGGAGGCGTACTCATGGAGAACGCGGAAGTGCGCCGACTCGTGACAGGCTTGTGCGAGGAAGTGGGACGCCCGAAGCGGCGTGTCGATATTGTACGCCATCATGTGCTTTGACAGAAACGGAGGAAGGGCTGACAGCACCGCCTCGTTCGGCTTGTAGGCAATCTTGCGGAGCGTGGCTGCGTCGATGCGGACGGTCATTAGAAATAGACCGCCGCGATAACCAGCGACACCGGCCAGAAGATAGCTACAGCGCCCGGCCAGTCCTCGATGAAATCAACGTAAACATTGATGGCAGCCTTGGTGTATTCCCATACCTTGGTCATTTTCACTTGCTCCTTTAATGAGATAGCCCGCCTTGCGAGAGGGCGGGCTATGGGGTACGATTCTGAAATTTCTTACTGACGGAGGCTACTATGCAAGTAGCGCTAATGTTCTCGCTTGAGGCCCTTGCCGCCATCGGCGCTTTTTATCTTGCCGTAACGACGCAAAATCAGAAATTGAAGCGTGAACTTTTCATTGCTTCTGGTATTACGGGCGCTGTTTTCGCAGGCCATGTAGCCTTGGCTGGTTTCTTCGTTGCTTAACGAAACGACGCCACGCTAAGCGATCTGTTGGTCGGGGATTGGCTTGGCGTTGCCGTGATCGTCAGACCGGATTGCGCAGAGGAAAATGCGTCTGAGGCCACGGACTGAGCTATCTGGCTAATAATAGCGCCGTCATACCTCTCTGTGAGACCCGTCCACGTCAGCGTTGACGTGGAGCCAGAGTAGATAGCGACTTGCGCAACAATGATCCCGCCTGCATTACAAGACACAGAGCCGACCGAAGGCGGGTTCGCCTGAGAACTCCCGGAGAATGTTTTTGTAGAGCTAAGCAAGTCGTAGGCCGCAAGAACCGTAATGCCGCAGCTCGTTCTTGAACTGGAAAAGGTAACGACAATATCCGCAGTCGTTCCCGCATCCACTTGTAGAATATATATGCCGGATGGCACGCTGCCGGACGCGGTCCCGTCCAGGTACTCGGCTTGAGTTGCCGAGTTTCCACCTATGGTGACAGAAGCCGTAGCAGCCGACCCGCCACTAGCGGCAATGCCTACAATTACACGTCGACCCGTTGCCGCCGTGCCGATGGCACAAGAGGAAAACGTATACGCTGAGAGAGCGCTTGAGCTTTCGTAGTGGTTTACATAAGTGACGCTCGCGTCAACGCCAGATGATCCCGCCCCAAACCCAATCAGATGATTAACACTAAGCATCACGCATCCGTCGCGGCGTTGGTCGTGAAAAACACCTTCACGCCATGAAGCCTTGCATCGATTGCTAGCGTGTCGGACCCGTCAGACGGATTGCGTTTGATCTGGAATTGCACAACGTCGCCAGTGGCGGGCGAGCCTGCAATCGTGATGGCGGAAGATTCCGGCCCGATATACCGGTCGTTCGTCGTGCCGCCCGTGTCGGTCGAAGTCTGCTCCGTACCGAAGGCAACGTCGAGCGCGTCATCATCCGAGGTCGCGACCGCTTGCAATGCCCAGACAACACCGAAATTCGTAGTAGTCGAGGCGTGCGACCAAACCGGCTGGAACGTCACCGTGCCGTTGTTCCAGCTTTTCGGCATTGCGATTTCAAACTGCGCAAATTCCTGCGTAGTCGTATCGAAATCGAGCGTGCGCACCATGTTCTTGTTGGTGGACATTTCGGCGGTGCCGGAGGCTGCGCCGTTAGTGGTGCGCGCTGTCATCGCGGCCGCAGGAACCCAGATGGTTTCCTTGCCCTGCTGGCGAGCGCCCGTAACGAGAGACGCGGCAGGGCCGTCAACGGCGTCTCCATCGCTGTTCCACTGAGCGAGATTTCCGTTTGAGCCTGCGGTGCCGGTGACAACGCGGGTGTCTGCGCCAGTCTTTGCGGCAGATGCCAGATCGGCAACCTCAATGTTCGAGATAGAGTTGCCGGTGCCGTTCGCGTCGAAGGTTTTATTCGTGAGCGTGGTCGTGCTGGATGCAGTCACAACGGATGAGGCGGCAATACCGCTATCCTTTGCGGTCGTTGCGTTGTGCCAAGAGGCCAGGTTGTTGGCGGAAGGGGTTCCCTCAATCGCAACTGCGCCATTCTCGCCATCCTGACCATCATTGCCAGTGCGGGAAAACGTCCAAGCAATGTGTGCGTCGTTAGATGGAAGTGTCGTGCCAGCAACGTGCGTAACCGCAACCTTGCGATATCCCGTCCCGTCAGTAACCGACCCAGTGACGTTGTAAATCAGCTTCCCCGCTGGACTAGCAGCGGGTGTTCCTACAAGTGTCCCCTTAACGCTTGAGGTAGAGTCATCGAAGGTATCAAGCCACGCGGAGACGGTATTTGCATTTCTGTCCGCGTTGTCGAAATAGATTACCGTGACGCTCGCGGGAGTGGCGTTATTGAACCAACAATCGCCAGCATCTTTGTCGCTATCGGTTGTCGCAGTATTGAAATTAAAGCCGATTGCGGGCATCGTTCCGCGCGGAATCGTGAAATCAAATACCGCAGCTGCCGTGGTGCCAGAGTTGGAAACAGCCGCGCTAGTGCCTTCTGCGCCGGTCGTGGTCGTGCCAGCCGTGATCGTGGCAGCCGTGCCGGTCAATCCCTTGGCGGGGCGGAGACGAAGGCCAGCGCCGGGGCGATAAGTAAAGGTCATGCGTCAAACGTCTCCGATTCGATCACGCCCGATCCCTCTGCGAGAACGTCGCGCGTCGTTTCATTCGAGTAGTTGGAATAGAGAATTGCCCGCACCGGGCCTGCGCCGAGCTGAACGGTCTGCGCCGGGGTCAACGTGATGACGATGATTCCAGAAGAAGCATTTGTGGTCGTAATGCCGCTTCCGCTCGTCAGGATGATCGGAGACGAGCAGCTATCGCTCCACCATTTCATTGCGAGGTCGGCACCGGACAAATCGACGGCGATGTCGTCTTCCTCGTAGGTGAATGTGATCTGCTCGTTATATGATGCGTTAACAAAGAGGCCTTGAGCCATCAGTGAGACTCGATCTCTTTAAGAACCATTGTACATTTTGCCGTGCCGCCAAAGTAGCGGCCAGAAAGATTGCCGTTCATGCGGGCGTCGCCGCTGGCTGAGCCAACGCGAACGGAATACGTGACGGGCGAAGTTGTTGCTGGGCTATCTTCGTATTCAGTGGCTATGTTGACAAAGTTATTATTGACCCCGAAGCCAACAAAAATACATGTGCTGTTTCTAAAGATTGCCCAAATAAGATACGAAGCGCCGCCCCCGCACCCTGAGATTATCACCTTTACTTTGTTGCTTGACGACAATGGCGTAATGTTCGCCGTAAGTATTTCTGTACCCTCGCTAATCGTTGGAGTAGTGTCGTCGAGAGGTATTGTCGTTGATAGGTTTGAGTTAGCAGTGTACGGAGTAGCAGTTACGGTTTGCGATACAACCTCGCCAAATCCGCTCGCAAGGTTAGTTCTAGCGATGCTCGCAAGGGACGCGACCACGCCCAGAACATTTGAACCGTTGAGACCTGGCGCGATCTGCGTCTCAAGCGTTGTTACGTCTTCTTGAACTTCGGTTACGGCATCGTTTGATGCTGCCCCGATATTAGATCTTGCTGTGGCTGCGTTATTGGCCCCCGTTCCGCCGAATGCGACCGGCACAACGGACGAAACGCCAAGGCCGACCGCAAGGCCGGGGTCGTAGTTCGCAATCGTGGTAATCGTTGACCCGACCGTGAAGCGAACGTCATAGAGCGCCCCGGAGCAGAAAATATCCGCCGCCCTATTCCCCGCCGCGTTGTAGGTAATTGGCTGTGAGATAGGAGTAGTTAGATCGGCGTCGGAATAAACGTCCTTTGCCGTTGCGAACGAAGACCCGCCTACGAAAAACTCCAGCGTAGCCCCGGATACGGGGTCGCCGTCGCTATCTAGGGCCTTCTGGAATAGTTCAAATCGTCGGGACAATGTGCTATCCTTTGGGATGCTCAAAAAGGAAAAGCGGCCCGTCAGGACCGCTCTTTTGATTTATTTCGTGTTCGTCTGGCTCTTGGCGTCGTGGCCGCTATCGTTCCTGCCGCTGATCCTCGGCGGTTGCGCCTATTACGCCGTTGAGTTGTTTGAACAGCGCTTCCGCGTGCTGCGGAGCGCCTAGCTGCTTGCCAATGTCGTCCGCAAAAGTTCTGTTCGCCTGCTGCAATGCCTGAAGCGTTGCGCGCGTCGGCCTTGCTACTGCGTTGTAGTAGGCGTTCGACCACTTCACGATTGAGCGTGCTGATTGCGGGCGGGCAAGTAGTCCCGACATAACAGACCCGCCAACAATCGTTCCGATTGTAGTTACCGGGTCTGCGATAAGCCCAGCACCGCCAAGTATGTTCGTTAGTTGTTGGCCGGTGCCAGAGGGGTTCGCGAAGGTGTTCAACTGCTTGAAACGCTGAGAAATCGTCGCAAGATCGTCAAGGGCGCTCGCCAAATGACTCTGACCAGTTGACCGGAATAAGAGCGTCTTTCCCGCTGGTGACAGCTTGCCATAATCGGTCACGAAACGATCCGGCGAGAACCCGCTTTTGGTTACCGCCGCGCCAGGAGTGGTGACAAAGCTAGGATCGCGGCCAATCCGAGAGATGACCGCAGAAGCAACCTCGTTCCACTCATCCGCAGGAAGCGAGCGGCGAACCTGCGCTAGAAGCGTTTGGTCCGCTCTCCCCGTACTGCCAGCCGCGCTTAGGATGCGGTCAAATACCCCTTCGTCACTCTTGGCCCCGACAATTCTCATAAGCGCTTCGCGGCGCTTAGAAACGGCGTCGTAGTAGGTATTTGCTCTATTCCATGCGGCTTGCGCTTTCGTGCCGCCCGCGTTCGCAACGGACGCCCTCAAATCGTTCGTGAGCGCGCCGTAAATCTGTTTGAGTTCGGCTTTCGAGAGGTCGGCGGGAAGAATGCCGGAGTCCAGCGTTTCTCCAATCCAGGAGCGCAAGTCCTTAACACCAGAATAATTCAACCCCTGCGGACGGGAGATGGCGTCCGATATGCGGCGAACGGCGTCACTCTCTTGCGAGATGCCAGCGTTTGCCCTACGCGCCAGAATATCACTCGCGAGGCGCTGGGTATTTACAAGCGGCGTCGTGATTGTGTTGTCAACAAGGTTGTCAACCGCGTCGTAAAGGGCCGTCGCCTTGTCTTTTGTCGTCTTGCCGATAAAGCGCTCTAGGCCGGTTTTTGCAATGTCACCAGCCTGTGCCGGGTTCGAGTTCCCATACCCGCGCTGCACGTTCATCGCAGCTTGATCGAGTTCGCCAATAGCCCTCTCGGAGGCGTTACGGAGCGGAAGCCCCGCAATAGGGATATTCGTCACCGCCTTGCCGATCTGCTGCGTGGCGCGGTTGTCGCTCGTAACGGCGCGCGGGAGATTGACCCCGATGCGCTCTGCGGCCTCCGCGACTTGCGAGCCCGGTGTTTGCGTAACTGCGCCACGAACCGCAGGAAGCAGAGCGTTGACAGCGCCGCCAACGGGCGCGCCAACCGCAAACGCCGTCGCCGCATCTGTAGCACGATTGGCCAGCCCGCCCTCGCCCTGATTGAATCCATAGAGAGCGGAAAGCGCGCCGCCTTCAAGCGCTCCACGACCAAGTCTTGCAAGCCTCGTCGGGGCCTGTGCTGCCCATGCAACGCGAGAAATCGGGTTGGCTACCGCGCCAGCAATTTCCGCAACAGTCGAGAGTATCGGATTGTCTTTCTTGACTCGCGAGAGCCGTTCGCGCTCGGCGTCAAGAATATCAGAATAATTCCCAACGCCGCGAAGCGTTTGCAGCGCCGCGCCAAGCTCGTCCGATAGACCATAGGTCAGACCTTGCATGAAGTGGTCAGCGGTGCCGTTTGCGCCCTCGCCTTCCATGCGACGAATCTGCTGCTCTACCCTTGCCGTCTTTGCGTTCTTGGGATCGTTGCTCTGCGCTTCTTGTGCAAGCAGGCGGTCGATTTCTGGCGCAAGCGTAGTCGGCTGGTTAGATGCCTTTGCCTCCGGTGTGGGGGTGTTTCCCCAAATCTGCTCCGCAGGAACCGTGCGCTGCCTGTTTTGATAGGCGGCGACCAATTCCTCATTACTCATGGAGGAAACGTCTTTCGGCGCGGCCTTCTGCTGACGGCTCTGATACATCCTTACAAGGTCTGCATCGGAAATCTGCGAAAGGTCGTTCACTTAATCAAGCCTCGCTTACGCATTTCGAGTTCGAGCGGGTCCTGCGATTGATTGCCGCCAAGCACGCGGTTGAAGTCTATCGGGTTCAATTTATTATCTTCGCGGCGCTGAACGATCATGTTGCGCTTGAAGTCGGACGCCATCTGATTTAGGCGCTGGATTTCCAAAATGCGCTGCTGCACGACCTTCGGGTCGTTGATGTTCGCGATCAATTCATTCCAAGCTCGCTGCGAGTCGCCTTCCGTCTGGACGCCCTTATTCAAGCGCAGGCTTTCGTTGCGGAGCTTTTCAAGGGTGGCGTTGAAACTCGCGAAGTTGCGCGATTGCTCATTCGATGTTCCGAGCATGTTGCGAGTCTTTGACGTGAGGTTCGCGGCTGGTCCAAGATAAAGTTGGCCCTTGTTGATCTGATCGTTGAAGCGGGAAAGCTCACTGTTGATCGTATTTGAGCTGTTGATCGCGGAAAGGTCTTCTGCCTCCGCGTTCTGTACACCGAACGGGACGGGCTTCTGCGGCTTCGCTTCCGTGACCGATTTAATGTAGTTCGGGTCCTGCGGGCCGCCAATGCGAGGACGAAGTTGACCGGGATTTGCGGGGTCTGGCTCAAATCCAGCCGGGACTTCGCCGCGCGCAAACTGCGCCTTCTGTAACTCGAACTGCTGCTGCTGAAGCGAACGCATGGCGTTCTGGTTCGATGCGTTCTGCGCGAACTGCTTGTCCCAATTGCCCTGATTGCGCTGCGCTTCCTGCTGCTGCCACTCGAAATTGCGCTGGTCGCGCTCGCGATTGAACTGGCGATCCTCGCGCTGGCCTGCAAGCTGCTCAAGAATGGTTTGCTGTTTTTGATACTGCTGCAAACCCTGATTGTAGCGGCCTAGCGGGTCGATATTTCCCGCAAGCTGCCAGAGGATGCTATTCGCCATTTATCGAATGCCCGCCCAAGGATCGTTAGAACGAACGCCGTAGGCCATTCCTCCGCCAGAGTTGCCGCCACCAAACGGATTCCACCCCTGCGAGCCTGCGAGACCAAAGGCCCCGCCAAGAATGTTTCCGAGAATATTTCCGCCGGCCAGCGAGGCGTTAGCAATTGCATTCCCTTCCGCAGTATTTGCATTGGAAGTCATGCCTGCGCTCTGATAGTTCGCGTTCGTAAGTTGATTGGCGGCGTTCTGGCCGGAGCCTGCAACAGACCCAAGACGCTGGAGATAATTCCCGTAGTCCTGCGTTGCTACGTCAGTGCCGTACTTCGTGAGAGACTTAAGCAACCCGCCCGATAGCGTACCCGCGTTTCGGCCCGCATAGGAATTGTCGATCGCGCGAATGCCCTGATTCATCCTTGCGGTAACGTCAGGACCGGCAACGTAGCTATCGTATGCGTTCTGCTGTGTGCCGACGCCATTCAGCCCGAGGAAGTTTCCAAGGGTGTTGTTCGCCTGCACGCCCTGCGTATAGAACGGGCTTTGAATGTTCTGCGCCGTGCCATAGGCGGCGTTAGCCGTCTGACGGTTCTGATTTGCGGCGTTCGATGCCGCAGCCTTGGCGTCGTCAATGCCGAACAGGTTTGACAAAAATCCCATAGCAATTCCCTTCGCGCGAAGCGTTGCCTCGCGACGTTCGTTCAGATCGTTTTGTGTGTTAGGTCAGCGCCAGCTTGCGCCGACGAGCATTCCGCGACCCGTGATTGTCGTAGTCGCGGACACAGAAAGCGCGGTTTGCGCCGTATTGAATTTCAGGCTTGCGCCCGTGCCGCGACCGTTGATCGCGTCCGTTATTTCAAAGTCTTCCGTCAGACCGGACCACGTAGTCCCGCCGCCAGTTACGTCGCCGATCATAAATGCGATGCCCGCGCCAAGTTTTGGAACGTCAAACGCTACCGTAAGCGGCGACTCCGTAAGCGATCCAACCTTCGTTCCGGTTGCTGCGGCTGTCGTGCTTTGCACGCCGCGCAATTTCCAGAGCCCTAGAAACCATTGCGTTGCGCCAGCGGCACATTCTACCGCAATATCTCCCGTTCCAGACTGCCCGGTAATCTGAAACAACTTCGCGCTACGACCGCCGCCAGCAGCTGATGCTACTTGCGTTGCCGAAGACCCGTTTACCGTGAGCGAATTAACTTCAGACGTTGGGCTCCCAATAATCCCGGCCCCAATAACCAAAAGCCCGCTAGATGACGATGCGCCCAAATCAACGTCATCAAAGCTGTGACTTGTCTCGCTGGTGTTTCTGTATTGATGCCCGCCGAGCGCGTCTAGTTTTACGCCGCCTGACTCAATAAAGATTACCCGGCTCATACAATCAGGGGCCGGAGAAACTTCATTGAGAGCCGCATTCCCTCGCAGCTCGAATTAGAGCTAATCACGAGGGTAACATCGTCGCCTGCCACAGCTTCTTTGTTGGTCGTATGGTTTTGCGTCTGCTCCGTAGTGGAAACGCTGTTCGCAGTTCCGCCCAGAGACGTTCCGTTGATCTTGACCGTCGCCGTGCACGTGCCGGAATCGCAGTCGGTCGTGACCGAAAGGATTTCCATTGGGAAGGGCGTATTCAGCGCAAGGTGATACGTGCCGTCCTCAACGAACGTCATTGAGAACTCGCGCGTATCGACTATAGTGCCGTCAAACAGCGCCTTCGCGTTCTTCGCAAAGTCGGCAATCGAATTGTAAAACCCAAGGATCGAGTCAATACCTGACGGGCTTGCTATCGCGCTCGAATCCGGGACCTTTAATGCCTTGAGCGCCATTACGCCGCCCTCTGCTCTATTTCGCCGTCAAGGTTCATAAACGCGACAGGAATCGCAGCAGACAGACGGAAGCGAATAATGAAACCCTCGCGCCCGAACATGCCGCAGCGATACCAGGAGACGCGCTTCTTCCATTGTCCGCGCGTGCCTAGCGATTGCTGGCGTCCCGTGGAAAATGTTTTCCCGCCGTCAGTAGAAATAAACATCGTGATATACGGGTTCTGATCTGCCGCAGCGGCAGAAGCCCCCAGGGCGGTGCCCGTTTCAATATCGAGATGCAGGGCGTTAATGAAACCGCCGTTCGGGAAGTTCGTGATCGGAGGCGTGTCGCTCTCAGCGAGAATTAACTCGCCATCCTCGGTAAACAGCGTGTCATCCAGATAGAACAGATCGCCCGCCTGATCGGGGGCCACCAAGTCCTTGTTGGCAAAGCGCATGTAATGTTTTGCCTGCCACGTTACGCGCTGGTAGCTCCTGCGATTGTGCCAACGCTGTTCCTTCAGGTCGTAGCACCAGCAGAAATCGTCTGAACGAACGATTAGAAACCCGCGCCCCCCGGATGCATAACCAAACATCCTGATCGTGGACTTGTCGGAAAGCGCGGCAATGTCAGTCTCTACGCCATCATTCGAGATTCGTTCCGGCATATAGCCGCCGCCGATGGCGCGAACCGCACCGTACTGATCGACAAAGCACCTGACGCCGTTAACGTCAGCATTGGCGAAAGTGTTAATGCACCCGAACGCCTTGTCAGCACCGCGCACAAGCTGGAACGGATCGTTGGCATCGTCGGCAACGTGCCGATAGACGTACATCGCGCCATCGCGCCACACTACGAACTGGTCGCCAATCAGCATCGCGGCGACTAACGCGCCAATGCCGGGGACTGTGAAGAAGTCCGCCGCGTCGTAGTTGTTCGCGTCGTTGATCGCAGAGTAGAAAACGCGACCGTCCGCGAAGAACATCAACGTATAGCCGTTGAAGCAGATCGTATCTATCGGATTGCTCGGCAGGTCGCCGTCAGAAATAGTGGTAAGAGAACCAGCCTCTACATATTGATAGGCCGTGGAGCCCGTTACGATTGCCGTCTCTCGGCTTGCCGCGTTGTTCTGCGACCAGCGAACATCGCCGGTTCCGGAAATTGTGCCCCTCGACACAGCGCCGCCAGATGAATTAAACGCAAGCAGACGAGAACCATAAACCCCCAGACCCTCGGAATCGGCGTTGAACAGCCCCCTGCACAATTCCGACGAACAACGACTCCAAGCCCTCATCCCCGGCGTTCTCGCAAGGTAGAAATCCGAACGCCCGCCCTTTGACAGAACGGCGTGCAGGTTCACAAGTTCTTCGGAGGTAACTACTTCTCTCTTTGCCGGGTCCGATTTGGACGCGAGAGGAATCTTCACCATTTAGAAGTATTCGGCCTTTACGGGCTGGCCGGTGTAGCGAAGCGAGGAAACGGATTTCAGCGCGCGAAGCCTTGCGCGGCGCGTCTGCGCTTCGTCTAGCCCATCATCCCGCACAACCTTGCCGAACGTCTTTCCAGACTCTGCGGCTAGAACCAAAGTCAGCGGTCGCATTACCTCGTCGGGAACATCGTCATAATCCCAATAGACGAAATGCGATGGCATCCTTTGCCATTCGGCGTGCTTGAACTTCGATATGCGCTTCAGGTCAGCAAGTGACGCGGCATCCAGATCGGATATGGCGTCAATGATGTTTAGTTCGAGCGCCACATCACGGGCCAGATCGTTAGCTGTATTGGCCATTCAATTCTTCCAGCGTGATGATGGGTTGTTCGATGTAGTGCTGAAGAAGCCCGCCGCAGCGAAATTCGATTTTCAAACCCTTCTCAGCGAACAACTCCGCCATTGCGCCAAACTCGGCACATTGGAGCGCGAAATGCTGTTCGGTGAGAAAGGTCTTGTCGCCTACGCGGATGTTGACGCGCTCGCGCCCGGCCCTCATTTGGCCCGCCGCTATATCGTCGCCAAAAACGTGCTTGTCTTCCTCGAATGACGCATCCGCGCCATAGATAACAACGTGCTTGTATCCAAGTTTCAGCGCGAGAAATGGCGCCCGCGTCATTACGCCGGTCCCGCCCTTGATCGAAGGCTCCGGTCCGCCAGGCTCGTGAACGTGAACTGCGGTTACGTTGTAGCCCTCAAGCGCATCGAATACTGCCGGGTCACAACAACTCCCGACATAGTACCGAACGCCCTTGATCGGCTTTCTTGCGTAGTTCGCAAGTTCTTTATCCGGGTCGACGCAAAGCCAGTAGTCGGGCTTAATACCATTCTTAATCAGATAGTCATGCGCGCCATTTGCGGCGAGAATCTCCCCATCGAAGTCCCGCAACTCTTGCAAGTGACGAGACAACGATGGGGCCGTTCCGCAAATAGCGATTTTGCGATCATGCCAAGGTAACTGCGTGCAAAGAGGAAGACCGCGATCCATTGCCGAAGCAATGTTCTTATTACGGCCTTCCTCGTTTACTACGCACTCAATCTTGACAGTATCAAAGTTCATTACGGAAGAACGTAATCAACTTCGAGCGACAGAACCGAAGAGACAAAACCGAAGGACGAAGTCACAACGGTCAAGCCGATTTCCGATTCTTTGGTAAGCGTAAGCGGGCCATCAGAAAGCAACACACCGCCAAAGGCGTAGTTGTAGCCGGTGCCGACCTGAATGCCGGTCTTGGCCGCGCCCGAAAGCACGCCAAGGTTGCCGAAGGCATCCGTATCGGTATCGCCAGAGGTAATACCGATATCAATGTCGAGCGTTGCCGACGAAGTCGTGGACTCCATCAAGCGGCCACGGAAGCGGCCACCAAGAATGACCGCGCCCTTAGGCAGACGGCACATTACGATAGTGTCACCACCAAGAGGGCCTGCGGTCGTATAAGCATACTTGCCGTAGGCCGTTTTCTTGCTGCCAGCGAAGCCGTGACCGGAGGCCGGAGCATTCGCAGAGGCGGTAGCAGAACGAACAGTTGCCATGTGAATATCTCCTTACGAGGTCGTCGAGCTGGCGAAGTAGCCAGTCAGAACGCCGTGGTCCTTGAGGTCGTCGGTGTCGCCCGTACCCGATCCAAACTGCATCTTCTTGATGCCGTAGATCGCGTCGATTGCCAGACCCTGCTTGTCGCCGTAGTCGAACGTCTCTTCGCGAGAGCGCCAACGCTTGGCATAAGCAGCACCAACGGCCTGCGCGCCACACATGAACACGGGAACAACCGTGGTCGTGCCGCTGGCACCTTCGCCAGTCAGCGTGTGCGTGTCGTAGAGGCCGTGCGCTTCCTTGAGAATCATGCCGTTCCACAGCATGTCGCCGCCCTGGAAGAGACGGTTGTTCTCCATCTCAAGCGAAACCTCACGCTGCGCCTGACGGAGCGGCGAGTTGGATTCGTTCTTGAGATCGCGGAAGGCGAGCGGGTGAATGTAAACCACGTAGTAGTGGCGACCATTCTCCGCCGTGCGGATCGGGCGAATCTTCGGGTTCGCTACCGTCAGCGCCTTGAGCTTCATTGCGTCGAGGTCGGCGAGCGTCAGAAGATCGTTCGTCGAGTCGAGCGCGTCCCAGATCGCGCTGTGGTCCGTGCCGTTCGTGCCGGACGGGTCATAAACGCGGTCGGTGTTGTCGGTAAGCCAAGCATCCTTCTGGGCTTCCGAAGCATCGGCGAGATTGACGCCGTTGATCGAGCCCAGAGCCTTTTCGATGAGCCCTTCCGTGTCCTTCATCGACCAATCCTTCAGAACGGCCTTAGCCGCCCTGCGGAGGTTGATTGCGGAATACTGCTCGTCGATTTCGGCCACACGAACGGCGTTGCGGCGCTTATCGACGTAAAGGCGGAACGAACGCGAATCCATGCGCTCTTCGTTGCCTTCAAGTACGTTCGAGCCGGTAACGGCGTTGTTGGTCAGCTTGTTGACGAGGGCGAAGGTAACGCTATCGCCCGCTTTCTTGGTCAGGTCTTCCTTAACCTGAATGATCGAGTTTTCGTCGGTGCCCATTTCTCCGGCATAACGATTCTCGGTCAGGTATTCGGTGAAGAACTGATCGTCCCACTGTTGGACTGTCAGTCCAGTGGCGACATTGGTATCAGCCATTTTAGCCTCGCATGAGTAGCGAGGGCTTCATTCGTTCGGTTAGCGTTTATTCCTGCTGCCCAAGACTTCTTCGATTGGCTTGGGGCCAGAGAACGGCTGTGCTGCCTTGCTTGACACCGAACGCGCCCCCGCGAAATTAGAAGGGATTGCGTTAGGTGCGGGTTTTGGCGCTGCGGCCTGTGCCGGTGCGCTTGCCTGTAGAGCCTGCTGCACAAGTGCAAGCATGGCGGGGTCCTTGAGCGACTCTTTCAGTAGCTCGACCCTGCTTTCGGGGTTCTGGAGCGAAGAAAGCTGCTGACGTTCCTGATACCAGTTGACAAGAGCAATCCCAGGATTGGGGCTTGCTGCAATCATTTGCGAAATCGGATGGCTTGCATTGCCGCCCGTTACGTTCATGACTTCCTTGCCTGCGGCATCGAATACGTCATCGCCAAACTTCACGCGGGCGAGCTGCTCTGACCAATAAAGATTATTGGCCCTCTCGCGCTGCTCGTATGTTTGTGTTTGGCGTTGCTGCCAGCCATCCGGGTCTTCGTAGAAGTTCGGTGCTGGCTGCTCAGGTGGTTTCGGCGCAAACTGTGAAGCAATCTGCTGCATGTCTCGCCGCCACGATTGCTCGCGGCGGTCCAACTCTGCACGCAATTCATCACGCTCGGCCTCTGTCGCCTGACGCTTTTTCTTCTCTGCCGTGTAAGCGCCCTTGAAGCCGTCGCGTTCTTTCGCTTCGGGCTTTTCGGGTTCTCCCGCGTTCAACTCCGGCGTTGCTTCCGGTGCTGGTTCGGGGTCTTTTGCTTCGGGCTGTGGCGCCTCTGCTACTTCCGGAGTTTCTTCCGGTTTCGTCTCGACAACCTCAACCTTTTCTTCGGCAGGGCCTTCCAGAATATCCTTTATCTCTTTCGGCATTTTTCCCGCTCTTGCCCGTGAAACGGCGGCATCCCGTATTTGCCCTTCAATGCGTAGGCACCACGCTTCGCCCGTCACCCGGCGTCGGTAAGCGCAACAAAAAACCCGCTAGCTAAGCGGGTGAGTTATTGCGGAATCTGATTATTGTGCTTTGGTTCTGGCGGCTGCATCGCCGTTATAAGTTTGGCGAATGCTTCCGTCTGTCCGCGCTCAATGTCGGCCATATTCTTTTGGGCCTGCGTTTCGTTCTTCGCGGCCTCGGATTGAACCTTGGCGATTTCTGCCTGCGCCCCCGCCATCTGCATTTGAACTTGCATGGGATCTGGCTGGCGCATCTTTTCAAGATGCTCCATAATCTTCGCGCGATTGCGAAGGTTCGGCATCGTCTCGATAAGCAATTCAGTCGGAATCGCAGCCGGGTCTGCCTGCTTCAGAGCGACCAGCGCGTCGAACTGCTCTTTCTGCGGAGCAATACCGTCAGGCGCGTCCTCGATCACGATATCGACGCCAAGCTCGGCAATGGGCCGCTGCATAACGCTGATATTATCCGGCATCTGGCCGCCATTCTGCGCCTGCATCATCATCTGGCGCATGGGATCGACGTTGTAGCCAACAAAGCGAATTGTGCGCTCGTCGTCAGTAACGCGAACCCACTTCTCTTGATCCCAGAACTGGCGAATACGATTCCAGACCGCGACGAATACGCGACGGTCAAGATGGCGAAGGCCGTCAAACAAATTACCAAGCTCGACCATGCCGCCCGACTGATTAAGCTGAATAGCCTTACCGGAAGGTGCCCCGCCCTGCTCGCCAAGCAGCGCGCTGTTAGCGCCAATAAGGTCAAGCTCCTGTCCCGTGATCTGGAGCATTTGAAACTGGCCCGCGACCTGATCGGTATTCGATAGAACCTCAACCGCATCCTTGGGCGCATCAACAACGCCGTTAGGATCGGCCAACTGCTTTCGAACATCAGAAATATCAACGCCCGAGGACGTTGAATCGTAGCGCACCTGCCGCACCGTCAAATGATGCAACAGCTTCGAGCGGCGTTTATTAAACTCGTCCTGCGGAGAAATCATCTCACGCACAACGCCGTAGCGGTTATTGTCCCTATCGACGTAGGCCGACTGGAATATAAACCCGCACTCCGGCTCCTGATCGTCGTTCAACCACGGGCTAACGCCGCCCTTTAGCAACCCGCCCTTGGTGAACTCCGCAAAATACCAAGTGCCTGCGGCCCTGAAATACATCTGCGATATGCGAATGCGCTTGCGCTTGCGGTCAGCCCATACGCCATTCTTGGGCTTGTCGTCGTAAGTGTCGCCCTTTCCCGATACGGTGCTGTAAGTGTCGGTAAGGATTTCCGATATATTCGGAACATCCTTGTATTGGTCGAGCGCGTCTTCCTCGTCCATCCAAACATCAACACCGAGGTACATCGCATCGGAGAAGTCGGCCTCTGACGAATGCGGGTCCCAGAACATTCTGTCCCAAGAGACGCGGCGCACCTTTACGCACCAGCCATATTTTTCCTGCTCGGCGGTGACTTCAAACCCGCCCGCACCCTTAATACACATATCGTCCCAGACGCGGGAACGCTTCATGTTGTATTGCTCGTCCTCGATCACATAACGCAAGGCGTCAGTGGCGGACGAGGCATTATCTTCTTCAACCGGCGTGCGCGGCATCGCCTTGGGCATCGCCCGCTGACGCTTTTCAAGGCCGCCAAGAAACTCAATCTTGCGTCGAATGCGGTTGATGATAACCGGAGGCTGCCCGCGCTTCTTGAGCGCCTTGATTTCGGCGTCGGTCAGTTGCTTGTTGTCAACGTAGTCCTGATCGCGCTCTGACAGCTTGCGCGCGTCAATAGTTGCTTCCTCGGCAGAGTCGCGCCATTGCACAAGCACGGATACGTCAACGGCGGGCTTGGGAGCCGGAGTATCGCCCTGTGTTGCTTCTGCCGCTACGCTGTCTTCCAATTTAGATCATCCTGCTCGCCATCGTCGTCCAGCCATTTCTGCCAGCGGTCGCGTGGCGCTTCTGCCGGGCGCTGCTTTTGCCCCGGCCTGATTTTGTCCAGTAATTGTCCTATGAGGCCGAGCGCATCGACCTGATCGTCGTGCTTGCCTGCATCAAATACGAGAAGCTCGGCGCGGAAATCTGCGTACCAAGGCGCGAGCGTTGGAACATAAAGCCCGTCCATCGCCATACGGCCTCGAATTGATTGTGCGCGAATTGCCTTATCGTGCTTCGACGGGAACGGCGTTCGCTTAACGTATGCCTTACGCTCTCGCTGCCTGCGCTCAATAAGCGGGCCGACAGCGGAACGAATCTGCCCCTGTTCCTCGGCCCATTCGATGGGCTTCCATTTCAGGACCAGATCGCAGAACGCCTCGACCCAAATATCGGAACTAGATTGCTTCCGCCAAAGGTCGAGCAAGTACATTCGGCCCTCAGGATCGACGCCGATCACAACGTGAACCGTATAGTCGCCGCCGTCTGAGGTTACGGCGTAATCGCTTGCGCCGTATATTCGCATGGTCGAACGGTCGGGAGCCTTATCGTAAGGCTTCAACCAATCCGCTTTGAAATAGTCGCCCTCTTCGGGAGCGGGACGCTGCTGGTAAAGCGCAGACCACGTTCTCGGAGGCGTAATGGCCTTCAGTTCTGCAAGTTGCTTGCCGTAGCCATATTCGCCATCGGCCCACAAAAACTCGCCCGGCTTTCTTCCAAGCGGGTCGTTGTCGTAAGCCTCGGCAGGAAGCTCTACCGTTTCCCAATGTTCGTGATTAAGCGCGCGGCCAGCAAGATCATCTTCATGCCAGCGGGTCTGAATCAGAACCTTGCGAGCGCCGGGAACAAGGCGCGTGCAAAAGTCGTTGATGTACCAATCCCAGATACGCTCGCGAATTAGCTCCGAGTCCGCGTCCTGTCTTGACCGGATCGGATCGTCAATAATTCCCAGTTTCGCGCGGAATCCCGCAATGCCCGTTCCAACGCCAGCGGCGTAATACTCAGCGCCCGTTTGCAACGCCCATCGGCCCGCCGCCTGACTGTCCTGCGCTAACTCGACGCCAAGATCGAACGGATGCTCGGCGATGAGGTTGCGGATTCTCCGGCCCCACTTCTCTGCCAATTCTGTCGTATGACTTGCCGCCAGAACATTCGCCCCGCCGTCGAACTGCATATACCAGGGCGGGAACAGAACGCTTGCATAGGTGGACTTCGCAGAACCTGGCGGCATGAATACCGCAAGGCGGGGAATATCCCCTTCCGCAACAGCCTCTAGTTTATCAATGAGCAGCTTATGGTGCTTGGCTGGCTCAAAGCCGCAAGCCCTACACCAATTAGTGAGTGACTTGCGTAGTTTCCGCCTCGTCAGCAGCTCCGTCGCCGCTTCCTGACGCGATATCTGCAAGCTCATCGTCGCTCATTTGTTTGGCGGTCAATGTCCGAACCGTAAGCTCGGCTTCTTTCGGCATGATCGACGCGATAACGCGGATCAAAGTCGCCGGGTCTTCCATTGCTACAACGCGCAATGCGTCAGGGCCTTTATCGACCCAGACCTGATTCAAGTCCTTTAGGAAGGCCTCGGTCAGTTTGTGGCGGGAGCCTTTTGGCCGCCCGCTTGGATTGCCGCTTTGGCCCTTCTTGAATGCCATTGTTGTTACAGCGCTATGTTGTTGGAAGATAAGACTGCGCGGTTATCTTGGTTTCTGGGTACGCGGACTTAATGAGGCAAACCAAATCCCAATTTGAAATCTGGGCCTTGTTTAGAACTAAATAGCCGCCGCCCGCCGGGTGGCGCAGGGAACCCCAATATCTGTACATCTAGTTCCTACTTCGCGTTAGCGTGTGCGAGTAGTGAATTGGCTAGTTTGATTACTAGTTTGTAATAGAGCTTCATCGTTGCTCTCCATCAATTAAGTCTCGCCGCCACTCTAAAGCCCCTAGTGACAAGGTTGCTTGTCTATGATGATCGGGCTGAGGGCGACGAGATTACGGTGCGCCAATGGAAAAGCCGCCTCGCTGGGGTGCGGGCGGCCAAGGCGCAATTCGGAATTGTACGAGCCGACTAGCATATTTTGTCCCCGAAGTCAATAGACAATCAACTAATAGCGCCCCTAAGAACAAAAACACCCTCTGCCGCATCTATCCATTGTGCCGACAACCTCGGCTCTACCCACCCCGCTCTTGCCGCATAATCGCGGAGGCCAGCAATAAGAGCTACGCGGGATTTGCCGCGTCGTATCTCGCAGTCAGCATCAATTAGATATAGCGGGCGCTCGTCAATGACGGCGGCGAACACGATCTGCAGCGTGGGGTCCCCTCGCCTCGCCCTAGCAGACCAGTGGCGGGACCACTCGCGATAACGGCGCTCTGCCGCAACGAGCTTTGCGGGGTTGTGTTCCGAGTGTGACCTGTCGTGCTTCTCTAATTCTTGCGGCTTAATCATCATGCCGCCCGCAATAGCGTGGAATGCCGCGTTTATGTCGTCCACGGCCCGCATTTCCTCGTTCCCCAGGTTCCCAGAGTTGCACAGTCTAGCGATTGGTGACTGCTCGAATTTCAGAACCGTGTGTCCAGTCCCGCCAATTTCTACGCCTTCGCCATCATGGCGCTCAGCAGACGCAATAAAGTTCTTCACGCGCAGCCAGCTCGCCCGCGCCTGCTCATCACTACGGGAGCGGCGCTCCAGACGTTTCACTACCTCAGCGATATTGCCGGAGTTTTTTGTCATACCACCTTCTGTCTCGCTCGTTTAGCGCGGGGCTTGGGCATTAGGAGTCCTTCTCCCCTTCTGCATGGGAAATCACTTCTCTCGCTGATTTCGTCATGGGTTGGCCCCGCGCTTTCCGTTCGCTAATCCGGTTCGATCCTCACCAGTAACGCTCGCAGCCAATTTACGGACGCGCTCGATCTGCTCCGGCGTGGGCTTTCCCTGCGATACCCGCTCCGGCTCACGGCTACGACGCCAGCGTTCCAACCATTCCCGGTTATGCGGCCCCATCAGGCTTTCCAAGGATTCTGACAGCTCCGCAATCGTCGGAAGAAACTTGCACTTCGTGGCGATGCCGGATCGAGGATCGCAAACACGGTCCACAATCTCCTGCGGGTACTCGGCAAGCAGGGAAATTACCGCCGCCGTGTACTCCTTCGGCCTGTTCGGTGTTGCGTGCGGGTAGCAGGCAAACAACCGCTCAGCCGCACTAGCTGCGGGCTTCGGGCCAGCCTTCGGAAATTGAGTCAGCGTCTCTATCGCCTGAGCGACCGAAGTTGCCCGCTGTTCGCTGCGCTCCAATCCACTCGGACTTGCGGTCGTCAATTCCTGAGCCATTCTTCCGCATCCTAACGTTGCGGCGGACGTTGTTCCGCCAGGTTGCAAACCAATCTGATTTCACGCCCTTCTGACCAGAAACGCCTATCCAATAATCAACAAACTCAAGCCACATCGCGTCTATGCCCGTGGCACCCTCGGCCTCTGCCCATTGCCGCCATTCTTCCGGAATTATCGCCCCCGCCTTTATGCGCGTCCCTCGCGCGCGCGTATTCTCAGAACTCTTCTTCCTTACTTCCTTCCCTTGAATGCCATCTTGGTTTTTCTTAGTAAGTGGCAACACAACGACCTTTCCGGAAAATTCCGGCGTTGAAAAATCAGTGCAGGCGGCGATTTCGCCCGCTTCCAGCTTTTCGCTGATTTTGCTAGGGTTTTTGGCGCTCGGGCGCTTCCGTTGGCGCTCGACTTTGCGCCAGATTTCCCACTCGTATTTGGTGGCCTTTCCGGAAGTTTCCGGAAGTTTCCGGAAAGACTCCACAGCTTCGACGGCCACGGCAATAGCCTCTGGCGTAGCGCCAGCCTTAGCCAACTCTCTTGTGAAGTCGGCTATATTCAATTCCCACCCTCCAGCTTTGCGCCCGCGCTCGACAGAAACTCGGATAGAGACTCATTCCCCGCATCGAGCATCGACTGAATCCGGCGAATGCCGTGCAAGACGGTTGTGTGGTCCTTCCCGCCCATTAACTTCCCTATTCTTGGAAGGGAGTGTACGGTTAACTTCTTCGCCAGATACATTGCTACGTGGCGGGCAAGGCAGGACTTTGGATCGCGGCGATGTGAAACAATATCGTTTGCAGTCAGGTTCGATAGATCGGCAACGACGCGGATAATATCGCGAACCAGAACGGTGTTTGGCTTCTTGCTTTCGTATATTAAGAGCCAATCCCGCCGCACTATTCCAGTCGGAGAGCAAAGCTCAACAATAATATTGTCCTTCGGCGCAGATTTGGGCTGCAAGGGCACAACCTTCTCCGCAACCTTCCGCGCCGTATCGTTAAGCCCATGCACCTTACACAGCTTCACGAACATAGGATCAACGCGAACGTCTCTGACTGCTACATTCATACAGTCACCAGGATTACCCAGAGAAAACCAAGTACAGAACAAGCAACGAGATGCCACTTAATGGCGGTCATTGAGATCCTGTCCTGTAGAAGTTCGTGTAGCTCTTTCATGCGGCCTTCCTGCGCTTTAGTTCCCGCTTTTCTTTCCGCTCTGCACGAAGTTCTGCCTTCAGTTGTTTATGGATTGATTTATACTTGCGGAGATAAGCAAGGCTTGATGATGTGGGTTGAGATACCTTCATGCAGCCTCCTTAAGATTCTTGAAGACGCTAAACATGCGTGTGCGGCGAGAGAAGCCGGTTACGACAGCAAATAGGCCGCTTAATTTCCACTCTTGGCGGCGATACGATGGGTAGTGGTAGGCCAAGAAGCCCAGGTGACCGCCCGGCCTAAGAACGCGGCGGCACTCAACCATAAATTTCTTCTCTGGAAACTTTGCACACCCGTAGAGTCTTGAATCCTCTTCCGAGTACGGAGGATCCGACAGAACGAGATCGAACGAATTGTCCTCGAAGGGCATCTGCCCGCAATCGCCCTTAAACATAGGCTTGCGAACGTCATCCTCGTACATATCTAAGGTAACGTGGCCGCCCGGCAGATCTACAAGCGAGCCGCTCGGCGCATGAAGAACATCTTTCGCGTCGGGGAATGGCGCAAGCGCCCGCTTCAAGAACGTAGGCGGATACTGCCCATAAAGTTTTACCTTAGTAAACGATGTGCCGCAGTACCAAACCCCATAGGCCCACCCCTTATCCTGAATGCTGTCGCCATTCTCGTCGGTGAACGAGACGGGGTATTTCTTCATGGCCGCGTTTAATGCGTCGATATTCATGCAGCCTCCGGCGCATAGTAAACATTCACCCGGCACGCGGTTTCTTCATGCGACCAGCGAGCGGAGACAGAGCGAACGTACTTGCAGGAATCGTCCTCAATGACGCCGCAGGTAACGAGTAAATCTTCCACGGCTTTGATATAGTTCGAGCAGTCTGCCCTTCCCTTCGGCGGGTAGCGAAGCGTGATTGAAATATCGACCTGACCGACAAAGCGCGGGGGGTTCTGGCGAGCCAATTCCCACTCGGCTTCCAGCTTCCAGTTCTTGAGTTCTTTCGTCTTTACCCGGCCAACACCCGCAACATTCCGGTACATTGCGTTGACCGAAATCGGCATCGGAATCTTGATCGACGCGCACTCTCCATGTTCCGCAACCCGGCGAAGCGAAGGGGCTTTTACACCCCCTCGCCCGCGTTTGGGGTTCAACACAGAAACATTAGAGCTACGGGAGACAGACTCCTTTGCCTTGGGTGTACGGGATACCGCCCGCTCGGTTTTCGCTGGTGCGAAACTGGTCATGCGGCCTCGCGTAGAATGCGCTTGCATTCTTCTATGGCCTCTTGGTCGGTAGGCTCGCGCCCAAGGCGGGCGGCAAGTTTCCCCCAAATTGTATGAGGCCCCGCGTTGTGCCACGTGATCGTAATTCTCACGCCCTCACCCCCGCCATCTTCCGGTCAAGTGCGCTATAGCCAATAGGGGGCGAGCCAAGTAATTGCTCTGCGAGCGACTGATGCGGAGCATTCAACCTGCGTTGACGATCATTCTCTACTGACTGAGGAACGCTGTTGCGGTCGAAGGCCGCGAAACCTCCAACGGGTTCCGACTTCGCCTTCTCGCGGCGATCCTGTGAATATTTCCGATTACGCTCGTTTCTGATTTCTGCGTATTCAGGATCAACCGCCGATCTTGCGATGTTATGGCTTACGCCAAAGCGCCTTCCGATCTTGTCCCACGTCCAGCCGGGCTGGCTGCGTAGCTTCCGCATTTCCTCGACCTGCTCATTGGTAAAAATAATCTTTGGCATTAGCGCCCGTCCTCAATCCATGGTGCGATTAAGATTCCGAGTGATAGAAAACGTGCAAAATCCACAGCACGGTCGCGAAGGCATACGCCCACCAGCTTGCGCCAATCTGGTAGAGAAGCAGGCAGGCAATGAGTAGCGTCATTTCACTTCCTCCGCGTCCATCTCTCTAAGAAAAGCCTCAGCCGATGCCACAGCGCTCGAATCAGGATGAAGCGCTTTCGAGATTTGCTTTTCATGCTGCAACTTCCGAATTTGCCGGTCGCATTCGGCCTCATACGCGGCCTTCAGGCGGAAGTACCAAGTGGTGAGAATGTCTGACGGCTTGCGATAACGAAGCGCCCAGAGAACGCCGTAGTCGATGCCGTACTCGCGCTCTACGCGGCGCATGGCGTTTTCAGTATCGCCGGGACCAGAAGCCCTCAGTCGAGTAAGTTCCTTCGACCACGTTACGGCGCGGTCAACGTAGGCCGCGTCAGACATAGCTTCCCTCAGACACTTTTTGCACATTTTCAAAACGCTTCATGGTTTGGTGCTGACCATGAGGACCGAAGCGATAAACAGACCCGTCAACGATTCCTGGCAGAGCCTTGGCGGTGTCTGTGGTGGAGTTCTCAACCTTATTGGAGCGCAGCGAATACGCGCGCTGGAATACAAGGCGAGCAATGACAATGAAGTCACCGCTCGCAAGTTGGCCGCGAGTGGGAAGCGGCTGGGAGGAATTAAGTGAAAGGTCTCTCGGGCAGGGCTTGATACCTGCTTCCTTTCTTACGCGCCCGTAGGCCTGCAAAAGCCCTTGCTGCACGGGCGGCCTGTGTAACTGCATCGAGTGCGAGGCAGGTGCGTCACAGGTGCGAGCGTGTCCTTCCACGCCGCCGAGAGATTCGTTGAAAGAGGTGCCGGAAGCGCGGGGGATCACGCCTCCGGCTATCGTCGCGCTACGGGGGGGCTGGGTGCGCGAGCGAATTGAATTAGAGGATTGATTTGAATGTCCTAAAAAGAGACAGAGGCTCACCAGTGAAGGCCCTTGCTGCGCTGCTTTCTTTTCAGAGTGCGGCAAGCTGTCATAGGCTTCCCCCATTGTTTTTAAGGGGGTGCGGTAATTATGGGCCAAGTCAAAGAGCCAATCGAAGTCGCGTACGAAGAATATTGCCATCTGGACCGCGTGGTCGCGGACGGAATCCATCAAGTGGCCGTTTACGGAACGAGCGTTGTATGGACGCTCTACCGAAAGAAGCGCGATCCAATCACGGGAGACGTGAAAATGATCGGCGTTCTCGAAATCCAACTCCCTGTAGAAGTAGTCGAGCCGAGCATCCGAAAGACACGCGAAGCGATCGCCAAAGAGGGCGAACGGTTTGGCGGCGGGAGGGTAATGCTGGACTCGTAGATTCATCGGGCGGCTCCCGTTCCGGCGGGGGCCGCTACCAACTCTGCAAGATCGGGGCGCAGCTCTGCCGGAGCGATGCCCGTCTTTTCTGTAATTACTGGCAGCGCATCCTTGCCGGGCTTGCGGCTGCCTACTTCCCATCGATGAATAGTCTCGGCAGACACGCGCAACCGCTTTGCGAGAGCGGCCTGCGTAAGGCCATTGTCCGCCCGATATTTGCGTAAAGCTTCAATTCCAGCCATGCCATGACTAGACCATAGAGGTTGGTCCACTGTCAAGGCCCGTCAACGTTTTTGGATTAGTGACGGTTTTTCATATGGTTGGCACTATTCTGCCTATGCCGACTCGCATAGGTCCCAAGAAACAGCGCAAGATTTTCGTAGCCGAATGGCGCGAATATCGAGGCTTGACCCAGAAACAGGTCGGGGAACGGCTAGAGCCGCCCGTCTCGGATATGACCGTGAGCCGCTGGGAGCGGGCTACGCGGGGGTTAAGCGCCAGAACCCTAGAGGGATTGGCAAACGCCTTCGATATCGAGCCTACGGACCTTTACAGGCACCCGGAGCAGCCTTCGGCGGACGCCCTACTTAGGGGCCTCCCGCAAAGCCTTCAGGATCAGGCGATTGCAATTATCGAGACGTTGCGGAGGACCGGCACAAAATGAGGGGTTCCTGGCTTTTTTGGGTTTTGGCCGTCGCGGCCATTGTGCTGCACTATGTTTTTGAGATTTCTCAATTGACGGCAATGCTTCTCGGGATTGCCGCCATAGGCATCATCAATGCCTACTGGATCGAGCGGTACCACAAAGAGCAGATGGCCGCGATCCAGAGAATTATCGACCACCTGAACGGATATCAGGACTAACAGACCAATAAGCCATTGGGGTTATTGGCGTATCCTATGGCCAACATTTTTGGTCTAGTTCTCTTGACAGCCGGTCAACCTTTATGGTCTAGTCCTCTCATCAAGGGAGGACGAGATGGCGAGCGAGATTACCCGCGAAGTAGCCCAGAAAGTTCTGAGTGCCGTTGATGCTGGCCTTGTTAAAGGCCAAGGCATTCAGGAACCCGGAAAGATGTGCGTAGAGGCTGCGGTCTGTTACGCGCTTGGCCTTCCTCATAGCGACGACCCGCAATGCGTGTCCCGCGCACTTCGCCAATTCAAAATCCGTCTCAACGACTCCAATTGGTCTAGCAATTCCGCCAGAGCGAGCGGCTTGCGCCGTCTGGCGCTGATCCAGCTTGGTTCGCGGGACAAGATTGATGATCGCGAGTTCGCGGCGCGCGTTGCGAAACTCTCGATCACTGTGGCCGTTCCGTTTGCGCTCCGAGCGGCGGCGCAAAAAAACGAGAAGCATAAGACCGCGCTTTGCGAGGCTGCTAACCGTTGCGAAAATGAAGGAACGCGCGAGGCGGCACACAATGCACGCGCTGCTGCTGATGCTGCTGCTGCTGCTGC